TTCATGTCGCCCATGACGCCGCAGACGCAGACATCAGGTTTGCATCCCACATTTTCTCGGCACATGGACGCATCTGCCTGTTCAAGGATGTCCATCACTCACCTTCCCATGTATATCCGAGCAGCCGCAAAGCCACGACAAACAGAATTGCGTAAACCAATGAAGCCAGTGCGACCCAGATCACGGATACCTCCTCAGCTCGTTCTGAAGCCGTAGGGTCGTTAAAACCTTGGCTTTCTTGTAGATGTGCTTAGTCGCCTTGTGATTGGCCTGTGCGCGCTTGAGAACCATCTTGAGCCGTTCAATCTCACAAGGTGGCTGGGGCTTTCTCCATTCCCACCAAAATCTTGTGGCTAGTCTTTTCACCTTTTTCAACATGGTTCATTATCTCCATGAAATCGGTCAGGCGCATGATGACAATCGCTTCTCTACGATCTGCCTTGGCAACCACGACCGGTGTTTGGTTTCCTTTTGCTGATTTGATGGCCTGATCCAGCCATGTGTAGACCGCTATCTTGGCGTAGCGTTTACATTCAAAGAGCCAACGAGGGAGATTAATATCTCCCCCACTGTCGCGGGTCTGGGTCAGATTTCTTGATGCTTCATAGCCATGCTCCTTCAAGAGATTGACTATATCGCGCTCGAACGAAAACCCTTTGTTTCTTTGCATTTTACTCATTAACAGAATGACCTTTATCGCGATGTGACTTACTCATTAGGAATCTCCGGTAAGGGCATCCAGTGGGTGGGATTTGGAAAGCCATAGTATTCTGTGTGACCCTCCCACCCATTGCTAAACAATTGTGCTGAAACACAACATTGCCAACCGCCAAAAATAGTGTCGTTTCGGACTGCAATTGCGACATTATTCGCATGTTTGATCAACACAGGCGTTTCATCTTTTGGTGCGGTTTCAATCGGTTGCCACATCAGAACGGAATCCCATCATCGCTAACCACTGGCTTAGGATACTGCTGCTGGTTCTTGTCCGGCATGGGTGCGCTGATCTTGATGTTGAAACCGTTATAATCGTTCTTCCACACGCCAAAGTTGATGTAGTCTCCAGCTTTATAATCACGGTCTGCAATGACGTGACCTTTGTAATCGGGCTGCATACCGGTCTTGGTTTCGTTGAGCCTCAAGTTGCCCTTGCCTGGTGTCTTAGCCATTAGTCTTGTCCTTTGATCTTGGTTTCAATTACGTCACGATTAACGTCTGTCAGGAGTTTGAGCTTCTCAGCCTTCCACTCGTCGTTCTTGCCCTTGGCGGTGCTGATGCGGTCTTGCATATCAGCGTAAAGGTCCAGCCACTCGTCAGGGGTCTTGCACATCTTATAAAGCTCAGGTGTGCCAGTCGGGGCCGTGTAGAACGGAATACCTTCCTCCTCTAACTCGTCAGTGATCTCGATCTGCGGCAGCATCTTAGCAGGAGCCTCGTAGACCTCTTTGAAATCCCCGACTTCCTCTGGCGTATACTCACCCACCAGAACGCCAGGATAGACCGTCCTGATGCCTTCAGAGATCACACGAGCGCGAAGCATGGCACGAGGATAGAGCTTCCAGTTGTCCTTGGTCGCCAAGCCGATAGACTTAGCCTGTGCAAGGGTCCATGCAAGCGTCAAAGAGCCGCCCTGAGGGTGAGAGAATGTCGCTTCCACCTTATCGTCAGTGTAGACCAACCACTCGACCCTGCCGCCGGCCTGTTGGAACCGAGCCAGCATAGCATCAGCCTTGAGAGCTGGTCTGCCTTGGATAAAATGGTAATCACGGGCTACCGAGCCTGGGTGACGGCCTTCAGCAGATGCTACTGCCATGAGAGCCAACACCTGATCAGGTGACTTGAAGCCATAGAGTCCTGATTTAGCAATCGCTAAAGCCATTCTTTCTTGGTGATCCCAAGGGATGATGTCGTTGCTCATTTCTTTGCCTCTTTGCGGGGCCGACCAGGGCCGCGTTTTGGTTTAGTCACCGGCTCAATGTTTGTAAGCTGATAATGCAACTCAAGATTTTGTAGATCTTCTTCAAGCTCACGAATGCGCTCGTGTGCCGCCATAAGTTGCTGATACAAATAATCTGCTGCGTTCATTGTGTTTCCCTTTCCTTATTTAACTAAAAAACGTCTGGAGCCAGATGTCTCACGAACAAACTGGTCATACACTTGCGGCATGGCACTCTTGAATGCCGTAGCATCGAACTTCTTACTACCCTTAGCGGCTTTCCAAGTGACGAGAGTTTCACCCGTGGCTGAGAGAAGCTCGCTTTTTTCCTGCATGTAGTTTTGCAGATAGGCCGTAGCGACATCTTCCTGCTGCTCAAGGTCTTTGATCTTAGCCTTAATGGCTTTGAGAGCTGTTGCGTATTGTTCTGCTTCTGCATTTGCGACAATGACCCCTTCTGTGGCTTGTGTGTAAATGGCGCGACCCTGGTCAGCCGTTTCAGCCAGCGGCATATCGCCAGTCTGAGCCATAGCCCACCACTTAGCGGCACGCTGCACAAACTCGTCTTTCATCTGGGCAGTGACTGGAATGTGCCACCAGCGGAATTGCTGCCCACCAAACAGAACCGCAAAATAGATATGTTCGACGTCAAACACAGTCGCTTCATGGATGCACTGGATCAGGTCAGCCTCAGGCAAACGCTGCCAATCATCTGGACCTTCTGGATACTTATTGGCAACCGCAGCGTTAAAGTTTTTCACTTCCAGCAATGCGCCGTCATCGCACACAAAGTCCGTATGAGCCTTTAACCAGGGTTCCTTGTGGTAGACACCTACGCTGTCAAGATCGCGCACCTTGACCCCTACAGTGTCCTCAAAGATGCGTCCAATGACGGGCTGCATACGAATGCCCATGCGGACTGCTTCAATGTCTGACAGGTCTGGGCGGTCTTTTTTGCCCTGCTTTTCCAGCAAGACATCAACCAGCTGCCCAGAGACTGAACGGCGGCTGTCAGTAGCCCACCAGCCCGATTTACGCTCGTCAGGTGTAAAACCTGATCCGATAATGTGTCCACCTTGTGCCATTATGCTTTTCCTTGTGTTGGTCCGTTTTGGAACTCGAATGCTTTAACTCGTAGATCAACCCGAATGTCATAGAGTGCTTGCAGAACGTCTGCTGTGGCTGCGAGACATTCGCGTGTTAACTGCTCAGGATAGTGTGGTTTGAGATTGACCGACATTTCAAGAATCTGTGTATCAAGAGCCGACAACTCTCTCATCACTTTGTTTTTGTATTTGCGGTCCATTGGTCACCTCGTTGTGTAAAATCATATTAAGCCAAATAAAATATGGTGTCAATGGTGATTGCTATTTTTTTTCAAAAATGTTACTGATGATGATCTTAACAGCACTGAAAGGGAATCTAAATGACTGATTACATTCGCAAAACCATCGTATTGCAGCCAGAACAATATGAGCGCATCAAGGACTTTCGGTTTGAAAATCGCATGACTACCGAGATGGATGCAATCAGGACTTTGATCGAAATGGGTATGCACTTTGCGATTCTGAAAGAGGATGAGCAATTTAATATTGATGAGCAGAACGCTGTCGATCGTCTCAACAAAAACATGCGGTGAATGCCATGACCCGCTGGTTCAGGCTTTACGATGATGTTCTGAACGATCCTAAGGTTCAACGCTTGTCGGGTGAGTCCTTCAAGTTCTGGATCAACATGCTTTGCATCGCCAGCAAGAACGGTGGCGTGCTGCCTGGCATTGAGGACATGGCGTTTGCATTGCGCGTTTCAAACGATGTTTGCACATCTCTGATTGATGAGTTGAAAACATGCGGATTGATCGACGGAAGCAAGCGTCTTGTGCCTCATGGTTGGGAAAAAAGGCAATATAAATCAGACACTTCGACAGATAGAGTGAAACGTTTCAGGGAACGTTCCCGTAACGTTACAGAAACGGTGAGTGAAACGGCCCCAGATACAGATACAGAGACAGATACAGAAACAGATAAAAACCAAAAGAAAATTCCAAAGAAAAGGGACCGCTCCGCAGGCTCCGCTGAGTTTGATAAATTTTGGGTTGTTTATCCAAGGAAGGTTAACAAGGGCTTGGCGATGAAGGCATGGGAGAAGGCTGCCAGCAAAGCAGCTCCAGCTTTGATCATTGCAGCCGTGGAAGCCTGGAAGGTTTCGAAGGACTTTCCAGACCCTGACTTTATCCCGCACCCGTCAAGCTGGTTGAATGGCGAGAGATGGTCTGATGAACTCTCAGATAAAAAACAGGTTGTAACAGCTGCCGAGCGTGAAGCCTTTATGGCGGAACATAGGCGCAAAATGATGGAGTTGAACAATGACGGAATTGAGCCAGTGGGATCAGGAAGCCCTGACCTTTATGAAAATGACAGCGACCGACCCCAAATCCCTTGGGTTTGAACTCAAACACGACTCGTTAAGCGCGAGGGAATGGTTCCTGTATTTTAAGGCTAAGGGACTGAGAGAAAAAGCATCCTACCTCGGCAGCCGTATGCGTCAAAAACAGTCCTATATGGTTCCAGCCGAGTGGCCTGAGCAGTTTGATATGGCCTACAAGCCACAGAGATGGTCAGAGAAGACCCGAGAACCAAAATCTACTACCCCATATCGGGACGATTAAAAGATGGCCTTCCTTGGACTTCTATTTCATTCTGGCGCGTGGGACAAAAAAAGACCCCCACGGATCAAATCAACGCGAGGGTCCAAGTCAGGGAGGAAACACGCAGGTTCAAGGCAACCTGTGAGCCACCGGAGGATAGGTTTTTCTGGTTAACGGGTCAACCATTGATTTGTCAGTTGTGCATCCGAGGCACACAAAAAGAATAACCATCAGGCAGACATAGAATAATGCGATATTAACCATCGCCTTAACGTCCTCACTGACCATTGGTTTCTCCAGTGTTTACCAGCTTTGCAGCCATGTCCTTTATGTCTTGTTCCACATGGTCCAGCATGTTTTTAACGCTATTCGGAAGGATATAGAGGCTTGCAATAGCGTGAAGGCTAGTGATTTCGGCGTAGTGTTCGGCATGATCCCATCGGTTCGCTATCTTGGTTTCCAAGTGTGCTATGTGGATCATAACCATCTCATAACCAGTGATGACCCTGCCTAGCTTAATTGATGCCAGCTGTGCGGCCTTGTCCCAAAAAGCAACGTGATCGCCATAGGTTTCGGCATGGTCGCCAGTGATCTTTGCAGCGTTCAACAGTGTGTTGTCTATGTTAGTCATTGGTCTAATTCCTTCCATAATTGAATAAGTGTTTCTAAGTCGTTTTGCATTTTGGCGATGATTGCTTGGCTGTCTGCTAGTGCTTGCTCGACCCTTTCCATTTCCTCACGCCAAAGTTCGTTAAGATCGTTAAAAGCGTTTTCAGTGTGCTTGATGTTCATTAAATTCCCTTTCATGGTTGTTTTTTTAATAAAGCCCCTTGGATTAAACTTGAAACAATGCTATGTTTGTTTTGCAGAATACATAGCTATCAAGGGTCGCCCAAGTGGCGGCCCTTTCTATTTGTTGCCAGTTCATTGTGCTACCCTTTCCATTGCCTGTTCTTTCGTGGGTTCTTGTGCAATCACAGATGGCAATCTTGTGAGAGGATCAATCTGTTCGGCATCCCACACAAACCATTCTACAGCGTCAAAGCGTGTATGAACCGGTGCAATGGCAAAGCGTGAATAGCCACCAAACAGAACCTTCTTGGATGCCAGCTGCCCAGCAAGATTAGGATTGTTTTTCATTGTGCTGTTTCCTTCTGTCCTATGTCTAAATTGATAATTGCGCTGAATACATTGTGCCGAGCGTTCAAATTGGCCTCACTCGGCACGCGTTGAGCTGTTTCACATGCTCTCATGTAAATCTCAGCTTGTGTTTCAGTAAAGACGTGACCATTGAATGCCACATAACCGGCTGTGATTGTTTCCATTGTATCCCCATATTAGAAAGCCATTGCCAAGAATGTGATGAATGTAACGAATGACGCAATTCCGATTAGCTCAAGAATATCTTCGATAATGTAAGACATGGTATCCCCCTTATGCCAATTCTGCGCTTGTATCATACCACGCTGCTTGCTCTAACACGCCGCGATTTTCGTCTTGTGTTTTAAAATGTGCTGCCAATTCATCCCAATCAATGCCAGCATCATCAATCAAATCTTGCACGAACATACTCAAATCTTTGACCTGTTCTTGAAAATGTTCATCGACCATATCTCGGATAAAATTAGCGTCAATCTTTTGTCCTTCGTCTGCCAGCTCTTGCAGGTAGTCGCCGAAGTGCACGTTTACGAGCCAAGTTTGACGGTTCTTCCAGCCATTGTAAGACATGTTCAGTCCCCTTGTTTTGTGTTTTGATCTCATCAGTGGCAGCATCACTGCCAGACGGTCCTGAGACCGTTTCGATCTTTACTGTGCCCAAATCCTTGCAACGACAGAGCCATATTGCACTTCGTAATCATGCAGACCGTTGCGCTTGATCTGATACATATTGGGCTGTTTGCGATAGCATTTAAGCAGATGTGCGATTCTGCCTCGTCTATCAGTGACTGCATATTGTGGCTCGTCGATAAATCCAAACATGAAAGCAGGTTTGAACGGTTCGATAGCGTCTTGTTTTGCACTTGAGATGATTGTCTTGATCATTGTCGTGGTTCCTTGTGATTGATTAGGCTGCTGAAACGATCCGCCAAGATTTACCCTGCCGAGATGGATATGGCATAAACAAACGAGCTTCGCGTTCGGATCCGAATAGAACGACCGATGAAGGGTCGGTGATCTTGGAGCGATAATCGAACCAGCTTCCGTCAGTCTGGCGTGTTTGAATCTTGAACATCGTGTTATCTCCTAATTGCTGCCGTCTCATTCGCGGCTTACTCATATAATCTATCTATCTTATTATTATATGTAAATAGCATAATATCATATTTATGATAAGTAAAAATACTTAGAGATTATATTCCTTATATATCTCTCTTATATATATAATAGATAGTGGTTATAAGTGAATGAATATAACAATCCAATGGTTTCCATAAATGTGAAGAGAGCCTTTCTCCATTCGCGTTTGGAGAAACCACATTGGGTATTGGTCTATATAACTAACATTTTATGTTAAATTCATTAACATATTATATAGTTATAACTAACATGTTAGTGTAATAGGTATTGTAATGTATGGTATGACACTGGCATTGGCCTGCGATGGGCCATGGGGGGGCTTGTTTGCGTGCACCCCACCTAGCTCCCTCAGATTTTTTTTTCTGGACTTTCTTTTCAACAATGTTATTGTTCCCTCATGTTTAAATGTTCCTCAAAGAAATGTCGCAAGCCAATTGAAGTTCGTGGGTATTGCCCTGAGTGCAAGCTGGCATATCGTCGTGAATGGGCTGCGGCTCATCCTGGATACTTTGATGAGAAGCGTCGGGAGTGGGATGCCAAAAACCCTGAGAAAGCTGCTGAGCAAAAGAAGCGGCGTTCTGAGCGGTATCACGCAACTAAGGTGCTAAAGGAAAAACGTGTTCCTTTAACTATGGCTGAGCGAAAGAAAAAGTATCTTGAGAAGCACCCGATTAAGGCTGAAGCTCGCAAGATTTACAAATACGCTTTAAGGCATGGCAAGTTGGTGCGTGGCCCCTGCGAAGTGTGCGGCGTGACTGAAGGGATTGATGGGCATCACACGGATTACACGCGTCCTTTGGAAGTTCGCTGGCTATGCAAAGAGCATCATCGCCAAGCCCATTTAGAGTGTCGTGCTGTTTGACTTATTGTTAGTTAACAGTTATGTAATGTTGCATGATAGTGATTGATAGGAACATACCTGTAGCTGAGGTGCCTCGTCAGCGCAGTGAGGCGAAGTACCCATTTGAGGGTATGAAGGTTGGCGACAGTTTTTTTATTCCGTGTGATGACGTGAGTGAGAATGCTTTGCCGAGCTATAGGTTAGCTAATCAGTTGCGAGCTTTGTCCTGGAAGTATGGCAAGCGTTTGGGTTGGAAGTTTGTAACTCGCACGGTTGACTGTGGTGTTCGGGTTTGGAGGGTTGAATGAGCGAGAAAGAAATTCAAAGCTATCGAATTGCTCGTGCTGCTTTGGCTATCAATTATGCTTTAAAGCAACAAAATGTGCTTGCGGACATTAACTTGAACAAGGTTGCCAAATATGTCCTTGAAATGATGGACAACATGGACATGCCTTTGAATGGCCTTACTGAGTGGAGTGAGTTCAAAGCTGGGTTGAAAGACTGAAGCGGGGTGGAGAAGTCTGGTATCTCGACAGCCTCATAAGCTGTAGGTCGTAGGTTCAAATCCTACTCCCGCAACCAAATGCGCCCATAGCTCAGCTGGATAGAGCATCTGCCTACGAAGCAGAGGGTCGGACGTTCGAATCGTTCTGGGCGCACCATTTACAGGGAAATGAAATGATACATGTGCTGGCTTGGGATAATGTTGATCAGAGGATCATTGACGCTCAGAAGTCGGTGCTTGATCATTTCAAGATTGAATACACCCTGCATCGTGAGAACGTAGATCATGGGCAGTGGATGAACTCAATCATGGAGTCCTCGACGGATGAAGTGGTGGGGTTTCTGGATGTAGATTGTGTTCCGCTCAACAACCAGATTGTGCCGGCAGCCCAGACCTATTGCGAGAAGAACAACAGCTTTATTGGTATTGCTCAAGTCTCCAATCACATCCCACCGGCAGCCCATATTTATGCCGCGCCAGCGTTCTTCTTCATTAATCGTCAAGCATGGCATGACCTCGGCAAGCCCACCTTTGCTGCGACTCCCAACTCTGACGTTGCGGAGAATGTGAGCTATGCAGCTGAGGAGCGTGGCCTGCCCTATCGCGCGTTGTACCCTGTGAAGTGCGTGGAGCCTCTGTGGCGGTTGGGAAACTACGGCATGTACGGCATTGGCACGGAGTTCATTGGCGGTATTTACCACCTCTATCAAAGCCGCATGTCCGAGAACATGAAGATGTTTGAACGCGTCTGTGAAGAGGTTGTCGGCAATGAAGTTTGACCTCAATCACTTCTACCACTTTTGTAGGCAGCTCAAGATCGAAACCAAAGAGCATGGCCTCAAGAAGATGGATAACCTTCTCGGCACTCAAACCTATGTGATGGAAGAGATTGCCAAGGGGCTTGAGGATGATTGCCACTTCTTTGTTATTTTGAAAGGCCGACAACTTGGAATCACTACCATCAGTCTTGCTCTGGATCTCTATTGGCATTTTATCACTCCTGGGATGCAGGGAACATTAACGACGGACACGGAAGAAAACCGTGACATGTTCCGCTCGACCCTTGCCATGTACATGGACGGGTTGCCCAAGGAATATAAGATCCCCGCACTGGCTCATAACCGCAACAGCCTGTCGTTGAAAAACCGTAGCCGCTTGTTCTATCAGGTGGCTGGCTTGCGAGCCAAAGGGTCATTGGGCCGCGGTAAAGCTATTACCTATCTGCACGGCACAGAAACGTCCTCGTGGGGCGATGAGGAAGGTCTGGCGTCATTGCTGGCCTCGCTGGCAGAAACGAACCCTAACCGCCTCTATATGTTTGAGAGCACCGCCCGTGGCTTTAACATGTTCCATGACATGTACGTCACTGCCAAGCGCGCCAAGACACAGAGAGCTATCTTCTGCGGCTGGTGGCGTAACGAGCTTTACTCGGTTGCCGGTGACAGCAATGTCTACAAAGCCTACTGGGATGGTCGCCTGACTCCTGAAGAGAAAGAATGGACCAAAGACATCAAGAAACTCTACGGCGTTGAGATCAACACGCGCCAGATTGCCTGGTGGCGGTGGAAGCTGGCTGAAGGGATCAAGGATGATGCCCTGATGTTTCAAGAGTTCCCGCCAACCGAGGACTATGCCTTTGTGATGACCGGCAGTTCCTTCTTCTCGAACAGCCGTATCACTGATGCAATGAAGGTGGCAAAGAAGAGGTCATTCGATGGTTACAGATATGCTTTCGGCAATAACTTCCAAGACACTGAGGTTCTCAAATCCTCTGAAAGGCTGGCGACCCTTAAGATTTGGGAAGAACCAATTGACACGGCCTACTACGTCATCGGTGCAGATCCAGCTTATGGATCTTCCGACTGGGCTGATCGTTTTGCAATTCAAGTCTTTCGCTGCTATGCGGACGGCATGGAACAGGTTGCCGAGTTCGCTACGTCGGAACTCAACACTTATCAATTCGCTTGGGTCATCGCGCACCTTGCAGGCGCGTATAAAAACTCGACGCTCAACCTCGAAGTCAATGGTCCTGGGCAAGGGGTCATCCAAGAACTGAGGAACCTTAAACGCCAAGCCGTTGTCCTTGGTGGTCAGCCTGGCAAAGATTTGATGGCTGTGCTGTCCTGCATGACCAACTACATCTGGCGCAAGAACGATACCCTTGGTGGCCTGACCAATTCTATCGGCTGGCTTACGACCCACGCGTCCAAAGAACGCATGATGGGCTACACCAAAGATTACTTCGAGCGGCAGATGATGGACCTCTATTCCGAGGAACTGCTGGAAGAAATGAAAACCATCCGTCGTGAAGGCGGGGCAATCCATGCACCAGGGCGGGGCAAAGATGATCGTGTGCTTGCTACTGCTCTTGCCGTTGCAGCGTTTGCTGAACAGGTTCAACCTCAACTGATCATGCGCCGCATTACCCGCACGGTCAGCCAGACGGAAGCCAATAGCACCCCTGAGCAACTCTCGGTTGGGCGCAACGTGTCTACATACCTCAAGAAACTGGGGCTTTACGGGCAATGACAAAGGCAGAACTCTTCCGACAGATGGCTCGGTTTGCCAAAGACCCCAATAGGGCGGTGTCGTGGGACTTTTTTGCCGAGATGACGGGGATTTCTGCCCAGCATTTGCAGGATGTGTTTATTACTCGCAAGCACCCAATGACTGAAACAACCCAGATCAGGGTTACTCGCGCCCTTGAAAAGCTCAAGCGTGGGGATGTGACGGTCATGCAGAACCGCGACCGCACCCGATTCCTGCAATACAACAAGGAACCAAAGCCTCGTGTGGTGCGTGATAATCGCATT